CAATTATCACGGGATTTTTAAATCCCAGCCCGCCGACACAGATTTTATTATGGAACGCACCGATGCCCTATTGGTTCTTTGCCAATGGCCGCCGCGTATGGATAGTCGCCAAAGTCTCCACCCAATACGAAAGCGGCGGCGCGGGGTTTATATTACCGCCGTGCGAGCCTTCCAAATACCCTTATCCGTTAATGGTTAGCGGGGGTTACGAGGGTGATTCACAGGTTAGATGGTCGGATAATTCGGATAATCATCGAGGGGTTAGTAGCCCATATAGCTATAACTGCTTTTTAAGAAGCGCCGATGGCGTATGGACAGATTTTTACTCTAACGCCAATACCAGTAATGGTTATCCGCGCGGCATGCTTTGGCCGCTGGCGATGAATTATTATCGATATAACAACAGTTCTACCCAAGGCTATAATCAGATTATTCGTTTGCGTGAAACCTTCGGCACATTCCCTTATTTGCCCTTAACTTTTTGCGCCTATAACAGGCAATGGGGCGAGATGGACGGGGCTTATTATGTCCCCGCGCAAAACTCCGGCGCAGAGGATGTTATTGCCCATGAAGGCAAAGATTACATCGTTTTCCAAACCGCGCACCGCAGCGGCAATCCTTGGTTATTTGCAATAAGGGCAGATTAAAGCACAAGCACCCTCTCCCCTAACCCCTCGCCCGCTGGCGGCGAGGGGAATAAAGCCAGTGCAGGGATTAGCCCCCCTCGCCCATTTATGGAAGAGGGGCTGGGGAGAGAGAAAGGATTAACAGAATTAACAGGAGCGTATTGTTATGGCTTATTTCACCGGCACGGCCAATAACCCCGCCGATTTATTACTTAAACTAAAATCCCACGCCGAAAGTATCGGCTGGATAACCGACAGAAGCGTATCCGATGAATGGTGCTGTCATAATGCAGGCGGGTTTTGGTCGATTAAAGCCTTTGCTGACAGATGGGAGCTTTGCGGCAATACCGGCTTTCAAGGCGGCGTGGCATGGGATAATCAGCCCGGCTCATCCGCCTACGTCAGCGGCAGCTATCGATACAACACAGTACTTGCATTAACCACTACGCCTTTTGTCGCTTACCATCTGTTCGCTACCGCCGATTATTTGCATCTGGTTACAGAAGTCGCCAGCGGACAATTTAGACCGTTTTTTATAGGCACACTGGATAAACGCGGCGCTGTGTATGATGGCGGGCAATATGTTTCCGGTTTTAGAGGTTACAGTAATGGCAGCCACCCCAGTCATTATGCGGTCAATAACAGCTCCGCTTATTATCCTTTCACTGACGAAACCAGCGACTATTACCCTGGGCTGTCCTCCAAGGTGCGCGTTGATAATCAAGACGGCTCGCCTTCGCCTACTTGGTTTGCATTTTCCAGAGATTATTCCAATTATCGTGTCATGGGTTTAGGCCGGGGTTACGCCTCTTATTATCACCCCAGCGCAATGCTGGTCGAAACCTCCGCCAATGCCCTAACCGGCGGCACATTGTTAATCCCCTGCACCATTTACACGGTCGGCGCAGAAAATAGAACGCGAATGATTGGTGAAGTGCCGGATTTTCGCGTCTGCCGCATGGATTATTTAAGTGCGGGCGATACCGTTGTTGTGGGCAGCGAACAATGGCGGGTCTTTCCACCGATTGAGCGCACGGCTTCCGATAGCCAAGGTTCGGGCATGGTCGGTTATGCCTACAAAGTGGTTGCCTAAATGACAACCTTTGCCGGATTGCATCTATCTAAATCGCTACTAGCCTTTAAAGGCAATCAAAGCGTTAATCTGGATATTGCGCGTTCTTTAGCCGACCGCACAAAAGGTTTTAAATCCAGCCGCGCAAATGCCGGTACGGTTAAAACCACCGGCGCACCGGTTAGCCATGTGCCACAGCAACACAAAGGCTTATTAACCGGCAGTCTGGCGCTTAACTTCTATAACCGCCTGTGGCTTAGTCCGTTAAAACTCGAATTAGGCAACTTGGTATCGGTGCAGCAGTTCCCTGTTTCATTATGGAATGCCTATTTCACCCCGCGTACTTTGGCGAGCATTTCCGGCCAAGGCGTGGAAGGTATTACTTTAAACGGGGCAACCGCGCCGCTTGGCATTGCTGCATTGGGCGAGGTTATCTGGCAATTAGAGGCCGGTATTAGTGGTTCACCGGTCATTGACGGCGCATTTACTTTTCAAGTCACCGGCGAAGTCCCTTTAGCCTTAACTTTAACCGGCCAGCGCATTATCGCCTTTGCCTTTGCGCCCAATTGGCAGCGCGGGATTAGCGAAAGTTTGGAATGGCACACGGAAATCTTAAGCAGCGAACAAGGCCACGAGCAGCGCCGCGCCTTGCGTGAAACCCCGCGCCGTTCCGTGCAGGCGGACTTTTTATTGGAGGGCGACGAGCGCCGCCGTTTTGAAGTAGTTTTATCTGAATGGGGCGCAAGAACATGGGCATTACCCGCTTGGACGGACGCGCTTTATCTGGATACGGACTTGCCCGCTGGCAGCGATTTAATCCCCTGCCAGCCAGAAGGTTTTGAAACACTCGCCCTGCTTAGACAGTCCTCGACGGTCTTTGAAGTGGTCGAAATTAAACAGGTTGAATTAACCAGCCTGCAACTTAAACGCGAAACCGTTAATCCTTGGCCTGCTGGCACGCAATTACTACCGCTGCGCCGCGCCTATTTAAGCAAACCGCCCGCCATTAAACGCAAAACCGATACGCTGTGGCAGGTCGAGGCCGACTTTTTACAAAACGAAGCACAGCGCTTTAATCAAAATCACTCGCTGCCGCTGTATCGTGGATTGCCCGTGTTGGAAATCGCCCCCGAAGAAAGCGAGGATTTAACGCTGGCCTTTGAGCGCATTACCAAATTATTGGATAACCAGACCGCGCACCCTATCGTAATTGACCACGGCAGACGTGCCTTTTATGCCGTCTCGCACGGGTTCTTAGCCGCCAGCCGTGCAGAGCGCCGCGCGTTGCTTTCAATCTTTTATGCACTAAATGGCAAGCAAAAACCACTGTGGCTGCCGACCTTTGCCGATGATATGACCTTAACAGCGCCGGTGGGCGCAAGTGCTTTTCAGTTGGATATTGAAGCGATGGATTATTCGCGCTTTTTTAAACCGCGCAGTATTCGTATTGAATTAGAAGACGGCACAATCATTTACCGCGATATTCAAAGCGCGACCTTGGTTAACGAAACCACTGAACGCCTCGCCTTATCCGCGCTGCTGGGGGTTGGCTTTGCGCCGTCCGAGGTTAAGCGCATTAGCTGGCTGAACCTTGTTCGCCAAGACAGCGACTTTATCCGCTTAAACCATTTAACCGATGACGCGATGCAATGCAAAACCGTGTTTAAAGAGGTGCGCGATGTCATTTAACCCGCTGGAATGGTCGCTGTTTAACGGCAAACCGCAACGCCTGTACCGCTTTGTCATCGGGCATTGGGTGTTAGGCTATACCTCGTTTGAGCGGGAAATTACCCATAACCATATCGCCTACAAGCCAGCGCAAATCAAAGATGACGGTATCCGCCAAAAAGGCGAGGCCAGCGCTGACCGCTTAAAAATATCCGTGCCTTTTGATTTTGAACCGGCGCGGCATTTTTTAAGCGGTCGCCCGACAATCACCGTCACCCTGTGGGATAAACACGCCCATGATGACGAAGCGCGGGTTATCTGGCACGGCGAGTTAAGCGAGATTAACCAGCCGAATGCGGCCAGCATCGAACTGTTTTGCCGCCCAATGGGCACAAGGCCGATGACCGGCCTAAGTTTAAGTTGGTGCAGGGAATGCCCGCATACGCTTTATGACAAAAATTGCACAGTGCGGCCAGAAGATTACCAAGTGCCGTTTACCGTGCAATCTAACACTGGCCGCGAACTTATCGCACAAAGTGGCTTAAGCACTTACGCCGACGGCTGGTTTAAAGGCGGTTATATCCGCTGGCAAACGGCAGAAGGATTAGTCTTTACCAGAGGCATTGCCAAACATACCGGCAATCAATTAACGCTGATTAACCACGCGCCGTTAACCTTTGGGCAACCTTGTTTTGCGCTGGCCGGTTGTAATGGTCTTATTCAAACCTGCCATTCAAAATTTAATAACCTCGATAACTGCGGCGCTTGTCCGCATATGCCCGGTAAATCGCCCTTTGACGGCGAACCGGTGTTTTGAGGGCTAGAGGAGAGGGTCAATGGAATACATTATTGCCGCCGTTATTTTTGTTATTGCCGCCATCGTCGCTTACGTCACCGCGCCGAAACCGCCCAAACCTTTACCACCGGCCATTTTGGGCGACGGCGACTTTCCGCAAACCGAAGACGGCAAAGAGCAATACGTCATCTTTGGCGATGTCTGGCTGCCGGATTGGATTGTTTTGGCCTACGGCAATCAACGCACCAGTGCGATTAAAACCAAGGGCGGTAAATAATCATGAACGCATTAAAAGCACCCTCTCCCCTAACCCCTCTCCCACCAGTGGGAGAGGGGAATAACGTGCACTTCCTTAATAAAGAGGCAGCGATTAACTCCCCTCGCCCATTTATGGGAGAGGGGCTGGAGGAGAGGGCAGATTTAATCATTACCACCGAACATTTAAGAAATGTAGACGGTTATTGCGTAGCCGGTGCGCGTGAATTTGCCAAGTTACACGGATTGGATTTTAAGCAGTTTATTCAAAACGGCATTGCCGCCAGCGATTTAATTAAAACCGGCGATGCGCTGGCATTAAACATGGTCGAATTAGCACAGCAATACGAAGCGCAAAAAGCCGCAAGCGAGGTGCACTAATGGGCAGCCGGAAAAAAGTCACTGTTGGCTATCGCTATTACTTAGGTCTGCATATGGGCTTTTGCCGAGGACCGGTCGATGAACTGGTGCAAATCAATGTCGGCGGTAAAGAAGCGTTCGGGCCGAAAATGCACGGGCGACAATCCAGCGACTTCCTTAAAACGCAAACCAGCCCTATCACACAAAGCGGCGCGTTTTATATCAGTGCGCCCAATCTATTCGGCGGCGAAAAACGCGAAGGCGGTATTGCCGGTCAATTCCACTTTTTAAACGGCGAGCCAGACCAGCAAGCGCCCGCCGGATTAAAAAGCCTATTGGGCGGTTTAGTACCGGCGTTTAGAGGCGTTTGCACCGGCTACTACGACGGCCTGATTACCGCGATGAACCCTTACCCCAAACCTTGGGCAGTGCGCCTTCGGCGAGCGTTAAAGGGCTGGGATAATAACGATGTTTGGTATCCAGCCAAAGCGTTAATCCCACTGGAAAACGGCGCGATTAAAGCCATGAACCCCGCGCATATGCTTTTGGAATGCCAAACCAACCGCGACTGGGGGCGCGGTAAACATCGTTCATTGCTCGATTTAACCAGCTACCAAAAGGCCGCCGACCAACTCCACAAAGAAGGCTTCGGCCTGTGTTTAAAGTGGCGGCGCACCGATGATATTTCACGCTTTGAGGATTTAGTCTTAGGCCATATCGGCGCGGTGCATTATTTATCCAGAACAACCGGCCTTTGGACGCTGCGCTTAATCCGCGACGATTACGATAAGGATAAGTTGCCGGTATTTGAACAAGGCACGGGATTGCTCGCCATTGATAAACAACAAACCGCCGCCGCCGACAGCGCGGCCAATCAACATATCGTCAAATGGCAAGACCCGCGCGACGGCAAGACCCGCCAATCCCGCAGCAAAAACTTAGGCGCAATACAGCAGGCAGGCGGGGTGATTACCACCACCAGCGACTACCCCGGACTTCCCACCGCCAGCCTTGCCGCACGGGTCGCCGCCAGAGACTGCTTTTTATCCACCTCCAACCTGCAAAAGCTCCAAATCCGCCTTGACCGGCGCGGCAGCGGCCTTGAGCCGGGCAGCGTGTTTCGGCTAAACGCACCTAATCGCGGCATTAACGATGTCGTCTTTAGAGTGGGGACGATTGATTACGGCGAGCTAACCCAATCCCAAATCACGCTGAATGTGGTTGAAGATGTGTTTGTGTTGCCGGATGAAGGTACAAGCGACAGCCAAGTGCCGATTGCACCGCCTGCCTTTACGCCAGCACCTGCCACGCTGCGCCGCTTGATTGAGCCGTGCTGGTTTGATTTGGCGGTCGAGATGACGGCAGGCGACCTCTCCGCCGTCACTGACGAACAAGCCGCGCTCGCCGTACTGGCCGCCAAACCTAACGCGGGCATGCGCAACTACACACTACTAACCCGCGTAGGCTCTGGGACGTTTGAAGAGGCCGCGACCGGCGACTTTTGCCCCCATGCACAAATCGCCGAAGATGTGCCGCTTTCCGCCGCGCCGGTTACGGTCACGCTGGCAAACGCGCAAGGGCTGGAACAAGTCGAAATCGGCAGCGCCGCGTTAATCGACAATGAAGTGCTGCGCGTACAGGCGCTGGACGTTGACGCGGGCACTGTCACCCTCGCGCGTGGCTGCGCCGATACTGTCCCCGCCAGTCACGCCAGCGGCGCGGTTATCTGGTTCTACCAAGAGGCCGCTTGCCATGATGACCGGCAGTATCTGATTAACGAAACCGTGCAGACCAAGCTATTAACCCGCACGCTCGATGACACGCTGGCAGAAAACTTAGCGCCCATTGATAGCCTTCAATTAAAAGCCCGCCAGCACAAACCCTACCCACCGGCAAACTTCAAGATAAACGGCGCGGCCTATCCAACCTCGATAACCGGCGCACTCTCGCTAAGCTGGGCAAGCCGCAACCGCCTATTACAGGCCGACCAACTGCACGATACGCAAACCGGCTCAATCACCACAGAGGCAGGCGTGACCTACTCGCTGCGCGTCTACGGCGAAACCAACGCACTGCGCTTATCCGTAGACGGCCTAACCAGCACGGCTTACCAATGGCCGGAGACGGACGAAAAAACCGCCTCCAACTTAAAAGATAAAGACGGCAATCCACGCCTGAACCAATCGCTGCGCATCGAACTATGGAGCGTTAGAGACGGCATCGCCAGCGCCCAAAAACACAATTTCACGGTCACAAGGAACTTGCCATGAAACTATCCCAGCCAGCCAGCCAGCCAGCCAGCCAGCCAGCCA